TTACTATTTATGGTGAACCAAAATAATGTACCATAGTGGTAATGCCTGACCTTACAAGTGCATTTCCTTCGACTGCAACAAATTTAAATCCACTAGGTCGAGTTAGTATTATATCATATACATGTCTACCACCTTGAAGATTTTCAGTGATAGTACTTGCGATTGATATATTAATTAATCCTTGTGTGGCATTTACAATACCAACTTGTATATCTGCAAAACGAGGGTTTGAAGGATGTTTTCTTAATTGTGATTGTGCAGTAAACCCTGTTAAATCAACCACACCAGATCCATCTGCACTTAATAAAGTTAAATCCTCACTAAAAGTCTCACCGACATTAATGCTTATGTTTTTTCTATAAACAGTCATCTATATAATCGTTTATTGATATTTATGGATATATAGATATGAATGTGTTATAATATGATTACTACTTTGGAAGTCGATTATGAAAACCCTTGGATCTATGAAGGTCGTCCTTTTACCTCTGATGATATTGGCGACTACTACGGGTTTATTTACTGTATCACCAATACCAGCACAGGAAGGAAATATATTGGAAGAAAATACTTCGTACAGAAAAGAAAACCTAAAGGAGGCAAGAGAAGGGTCACAAGCGAGTCAGACTGGAAGCGATATTATGGAAGCTCTGACGATCTTAAACGAGATATTAGAGAAATTGGAAAAGACTATTTCAGAAGAGAAATCCTCTCCCTCCACACAACCCTTGGAAAAGTAAACTACGAAGAGACAAAACAACTGTTCTTACATAATGTGTTGATGGAAGCACTTGACGATGGAACACCGATGTATTATAATAGCAACATACTCGGACGCTATATGCGTAAGGATTATGGACAGTTTTACGAAAAATCTAAGGACGACATATGATTGGTCGATAGACCGAATGAATGAACTATGTACTGATGGTGATTTAGAGCAACTTAAAGATGCAGTATCAATTAGACAAGAGTTTGCAGAGTGGTTACTTAGAGAAGATAAGAGTGTCGATCACGATATCGTTTCTCTTGAATACATGGGAGAGGGTAGCGAGTATGATATATAATTTGTATTAAATAGTATTATGTTACAGAAAATAGTAAATGGAATCGCTATTGCAAGTGGTGTTATATCTCTCACCGTTGTTGGTATTGGCGGTTACGTATTCATACGCAAGGATGCGATTATCGATAGCGTCAAAGGCAAGGTAATGGAAGCAGTCACCGAAAAACTTGGTGGTCTTGGAGATCTTGGTGGTTTAGGTGGGGGAAGTTTAGGATTACCTTCACCATCAACACCTTCACCAGATGCACCTGCATCAACAGAATCACCCATACCATTCGGATTTTAAGGATTAAGTATCTATATATAATATAGACATACCGATCCCATGGCTGAAGCAGTAAAAAAAGAAGAAGTAAAACCTAAAGGTCCTCTAGGTAAACTAAAAGAGGCAGTGGATGATAAAGAAGAGCAGATGGCAATCCTGAGTACTTTTGTAAGACTTGGGATTTTGATCTGGGCGGGTGGAATATTGACATTAAATTACGTTCAATTTCCTGGTTTATCAAAACAGGAAAATATCGATCCAACCTTCATAGCTTCGGTCTTTACTGGGGTTTTAGCTACATTCGGTGTTGAAGCGGGACAAAGGAAAAAGAATGCAGCATCAGGTAGTAGTGCAAACGTATCCAAGAAGGATATGGAGATGCTTATAGAGAAAGCAACTCAAGCAGCACCAGCACAAACAATCAGAATCGAACAGGCACCAATGGTTCTTGCTCCCTCAGTACCACCTAAGAAAGGATAATGGAAAAGAAAGAAGTGAAATGGGGTAAATGGTTCGCCTTGGGATTGGGTGGACTCATTGGTTTATCTCACATTGGTATGATAGGTTCTTTATCAAATCGTCAAAGTAAATTACCAAGCATCAACTTACCAGTTGGTCCATATACATCATACAAAGCAGATGTAAGTCATAATGGATATTACATAGAATATAAAGCGAACGATCCAAAAGTAATGCGTGTGGAAAGGGATAGCAACACGAAGGGTGGCTTTCTTGGGTTGGCTAACAACAAAGTTAAAGTCGTGGAACAGTACACAATGGACGGTGCAGTTCACAAAAAACCAATCACAGTTACAGAAGGAGACAAAAAATCAGAAGCCTGTATCAAAGCAATCGGAGGAGCAGAAGGAACAGGAAGACTCGTGGGTTCCAGTATTGGTGCTAGTGCTGCTCCTACTCTGTCTAATATTCCCTTTGTTGGTTGGGTTGCTGCTGGTTGGGTAACTATGTTCTCTGGAAACCAAGGTGCTGAGATTGGTGGTCAAATGGCAGAGGATCTTAACAAAAATTGTTAGTGTGTAAACCGACATAATATTGCGTAATTTTACTCAAGTGTTATAATAAATATTATTGTACTGGAGTTGAAAGATCATGTCCCATTACGTTATTGGTTATCACGACCTACAAAACAATCATTACGAAATCTGCGAATATGCAGATGACGCTTACAACGCAATAAAACAAGCAAGGGAGGATCTGCCTGATATGAAGGCAAGTCCTCTTTCTTGTGAGTACTGTCTTAAGGAGGATTAAATGAAAGATTTACCACTAAAATCCTCTTGTATTATATTTGGTGTTATTTTACTAACACTTGTGACCCTACCACCCCTAGCGTACGTATAGATAATACTAATTACATATATTAGTTTATGTTATCTACAAAATACCGTCTAAGATTAGAAGCAATTTGCAAAGACATTGCTTCTGGAACAGAAGTCACTATGAGTGATATGATTTGGGCCCAGAAATTGGCTAAAGCAAACACATCAGCAAGAGGTATGTTAAGTTCAGCAAGAAGATTAGCAACAGATGAAGATGGTTCTTGTTTAAAATATTTGGACATAGGAGATCCAAAATCAAGTAAGAATGGATTTTACGGAGCAGACGATATAGCAGACTGGTTTAAAAATAATCGTTCAGACGACTGGAGGCAACGAGACTAAATGAAACAATTCAACACATGGGTATTAAATACCACAATTTATATCATTGATTTTCTTTACAGAGGTAGAGACTTTCAAAGATTCTGGGTATTAGAAGTTATCGCAAGAGCACCTTACTTCTCATTTATCAGTGTGTTACATTTTCGAGAATCCCTTGGACTTCGAGGTGAAGATCATATATACTTGATGAAGGAACATTTCTATCAAGCATTAAATGAAACGGAACATTTGGAAGAGATGGAAAGAAGAGGAGGGGACACTCATTGGATCGATAGGTTCTTTGCCAAGCATCTTGTTCTATTTTATTTTTGGGTCATGGTTGGCTACTATCTTGTTGATCCTATTAACGCTTATGACATCAACATGAAGATAGAAAAGCATGCATATGAAACTTATGTTAAGTATGGTGCTTACCATCCAGAAGATACAAAGATACAAGAAATCGCAAACGATGAGTTGGAACACGCAAGAGAATTACAAAAAGCAATGTTGATGATCGCATGAAAATAGAATTTGAAAAACAATTTGGTAAGGGTGTAGACCCTTGGTATGAAAAGGCAGAGAGATGGGCAAAGAAGCAACGCTTCCCTATCTCTTTTCTTGCTTTGGGTTTTATTGAGTGGTTAAAACAAAAATGGATTGATGTTAAAATTGCAAATACAATGAGAGAGATTGATAGACAGTCAGAAGAGATCAAAAAGATATGGGAAGAAAAAGATAAACCTAAAACAATAATAACTGAAACACCATCCGAAGTAAAAGGATTGAATGATATGGAGATAAAATATGACGGTGGTTCATAGTGTTAATGTTATGATATTACTACTCTTGATTTCTGTTTCATTTGTGATATACTACATAATGACATACGACAAAAACTTTCCAAATGATTAGTTTTCTACTTTTCAGTTCAAGTTTATTGAATTTTGCTTTTTACATTTATGCAATCGGTTTTGTGGTTGCATTAGGCCTTGAACAGGTAGTAAGAAGATCTGACAACGAAAGAAATATTTACATAGTTGAAACAAATCGAAAGTATTTGTGGAGACAAACTTGGGTAATTAATATTAATTGGTTCTTATGCAATATTGGATTGTATATTCTATCAAGAAATATGCAACCTATAGGTGATACTTTCTGGGATGGTGCATTATGAAGAAGAAAGAAGAGAGAAAGTATGCAGAGAGTCGAGAAGAATATTTTCGTGAGTTTCATAGTGTCGTTGCACCAGTGGTTGTAATAGATGGATATGATTATGAAAGAAAGTATGACGAAGAACCAAATTTCTGTAGGCAACCAGATGAATAAGTTAGTATTATTATTACCATTGTTCTTTATAACAATGTGTGGAGAAGCACCAGTAACACCACCAGCTGGTGCTTGTAGTCTACCTTTGGATGGATCACCTGCTAATTGTCCTGATGAAAGAGATTTAATATTTCTAAAAAGAGAAGAACCAAAAGGAGAGATAGATGTAACAAATCCACATCACTGGCAGAGTTTACAGATGATGTTTCAAAGAAATGTAAATAAAGGTAAAATTGAACAAAATGCAACCCTACCTTCTGATGCTATAAATAGTGCACTAGATGATTTTATGGAGGCACAGTATGGGAGCGATGGTTCCACCGAGCAGGAAAAGCTGCTATAACTTTAGAGTAACGGAGATTAATCGTGTTGTTGACGGGGATACTATTGATGTCACCATTGATCTTGGGTTTGATCTATACAAGAAAGAAAGAGTTAGAGTTGCAGGAGTTGATACGCCAGAGAAAAGAACAAGAGATCTGGAAGAGAAAGCACTGGGATTAGATGCTACTAACTGGATGAAAGAACAATTAGAGGGAGCAATCGATGGAGATGATGAACTCACCATTAGAACCGAACTTGTTGGTGGCATGGGTAAGTATGGCAGGCTTCTCGGTTGGTTGTACGTTGGGGATGCTGATACTTCACTTAACGAACAAATGATCACCGAAGGATATGCCTGGTCATATGACGGTGGCACAAAACAAAAGAACTTCGAGGAACTTCGTGAAATACGAAGGTCTTTCGGTACATTACAGGAGGGTTAATCATGTTACAAAAAATTATCAATGGAATCGCTATTG